CTATCCTGCATCATCCACGAACCACGCCGAGTTATACTCCTCCACAGAATAGTTTGCCACGTATTCCATCAGGGCAGCGTCCATGACCTCGTTTCCGTCCTCTCCGATCGTTACCGGCGCTGGTATAACAAACTTGCCATCTGACCGTTCCCGGACATTAGCATACTGGACTGTGCAATCGCCCGAGAGCCTCATATTAAGGGATATGATGGCATTGGCACTGTAGGCGCTGCGATATGTTGCAAAGACTAAGAATTTCATGGCTGTACCTCCTATCTGTTATTAAGTTTTGCGACCTGCGCTTGACTAAGTAGTTTGGGCCAGATTATCGCTTCAGTGATCCAGCCGTTAAAGGGCTCATACGTTCCCGGACCGGCGAATACCTTGAACGAAAGTGCAGTATTAGCTGGAGTACCCGATACAGTGATATTTTCACCGATCAGGTTACCATCCTTGTACAATTTCACGCTGTTATTCGCTGTCCATGTAGCTGCACACCTGCATGGTATACCTACAGAGTATGCATTAGAGGCCACTGCGTCGTAATCGGTTCCGCTGGCGTTACGCAGTCTACCCCACAAAGCTCCTGTATCTCGTGTCTTTATAGCCACACCCGGAGTCCCTATACTCCCAAGCGGGGACTTATTTGCCAATGCGCTGGCGGTGAAGGCAAGACTCATGCTTCCTGTATCGCCCGGATAAATATTGGTTACTGGGTTTAGTATATCGTCAACCCCGTCACCATAGAGCCCTGAGTCAACAACGCCTCCTATAATAATCCTTGGCTGGTATGAGGCGGTAGTCTGTACGGCATCGTTACCTTTACCGGACTGATCATACCATTTGCTTACAAATCCATTACTGGACTGTACAAAGGTGAGTAGTGCAGGACCGTCGAATTCTCCTGGAGCGAATCCATAGGCTTCAGCATAATTACCTACAAGAGCATCCATTTCGGTCTGCGTTTTATTGTAATAAGAGTTCGTTACATCTGCACCCATGTCTACTACTGTTACTTTTGCTATATCCATACTCTTTGTGTTTATTTCAGCGGCAGTCATTGCAGATACAACCCACAAGGCTGTTCCTGTGTGAGAGGAATCGAGTGTTACAATTGCGGAAAAAGTATTGTCTGCGTCTACCACGGGGTAGTTGACAGTATAGGCGGTGGTATAGGTACCGCCGCTAGAACCACGTAGACGTAAAACCAAAGATGATATGCCTGAACTTCTTGCAGTCATCGTTGCCTTAATATAGATTTTACGGCCAGTCGTAGGTAAAATATTAGCTGCGTAGAGGCCAGAGCAATAAGTCGCGGAAATGTTACCAGTAATCCTCGCACTATTATTAATTGGGGATACTGTAGAAGCGCTTCCTGCGGTCCATCCCAGTATTCCGTACTTAAAATCCCCAACCGTTAATGCGTTTACAACTCTCTGCCTTGGCGCTTTCGTTGTCTTTGGCAGATAAGAGTGCCAATGATCCCGGAGTATCTGATCGTTGATATAGCCATACTTGTTTATCAGGTAAGGCATTTCGTTGTTCATGTCATTTTTTGATGGTTCATTTCCCGCACCAAATATACGAGTGAGGTTGAACAAGTGCATTTGTTTGACTTGCGTTTGTACCCAGCTTGATGTTGCCCATGTTCTAGCCCTAATTCCATGGGTTGTAGGGTTACTATTGCTTGTGGTAGTCATCCATCCAGAAAGAAATTCAAAGTTTCCACTACCGGAGTGAGAACCACTGTCGGATGGATCAGAGTCAGAATCTCCTATCTGCACCTTCATCTGATTATCTGTGGTTTTTACATATGCACATCCATAAAAAACATCACCTACTGTGTAAGTAATGCCATTTGTCCCGATGTAGCCATATTGGCTAGTGGGAGAAAATGATTGAATACCCCCAGATAAACTGTAACTTCCAGCCAAGTTGGTTGAAAGATTATCTGCAAGTCCATCACTATTACTATCGGTGGGGAAATTACCATAATTCCCAAGTTCATTTTGAAACCTTACAGTAACCCCTGTAAGATTCTTGGAGAATACGTCAATTATGGATTTTGTGGTGAAATAGCCTTGATTATCAATGAGTCCTTTAATTACAACATCAAGCTCTGCTTTGGTGGGTACATAACCTCCAAGAGCGTCAGCCAGCGCTGTAACGTTGATTAAGTGCACATATCTAACCGTTATGGGTGCCCATCCTGAGGATAAGTTGGATTGAATATCGATCTCCGCACTGGTAAGGGAAGTTATCCTATTATACAACGAAACGAATTCATAATTGCCACTTGCTGACGGACCGGCATAACCGATACCAGATCCCGATAGCGCATCTGAGCCCAAGTTCCATGTAACCACAGTTGAAGCCACTGTGGATTTAATATACATGCATAGATATACTACATCTCCCACCCGCTGACTTCGCAATTCAGACTGTTTAAGCATTTTCCCATACAATGCTGTAGGAGTAAATACAGCTTCATTTCCAACGCAACTATTGGCTGTGGCGTTGGCGTAGGTCCATCCGTCTGCTTGATTATTTGAGTTGTTATCAAGCATATTTCCATCTGTGTTGAGTAGGTTTGTCAAGGTCACAGTAGGACGACTCCCGTAGAAGCCTATGTCGAGCTCAGCATTATCCGAGGAGCGCCTGACGCGCAGGCATTTTGTGGCGGATGCTTTAAGCTTACCCATGCCGTATGCGGCAACAGCATCAGGGATTTGGTCGAGGACAAAAGGAGCAAATACAGGTTGTCCGTTATGGAGTGCCGAGTTAATACTCTGGCCGTTGTACATAATGCTTGCTATTTCGCTGCCGTTGTATTTCATTTCCGGATCACCCCTTTATAAGATAGGTCTTGCCGTCTGTCTCCTTGGATGCCGGTAGGGCATCATATTCGGCTTGGGTAAGCACAACAAAGCCCTTGATCTGGCTGTTGTTCGTAATATCTTTCGTAGCAGCAAGTGCTCTTTTCCCCTTTGAATATGAAATAGGATCAAAAGTAATCATCACAGAAGCCTCCAATTCCCTTGCAAGTATTTATTAATTGACACCTGTTCACCTTCGGGTTTGCTTTCGTCAACTTCATAGCCTAATGATCCTTCATTTGGGTCTGCGGGTCTTGCATCGCCTTTTTTCCAAGAATACTCTTTAGGATACGTTCCTGATCCTACTGCCCCGATTTCTATAAACATAGCATTTTCCCTTCCTTTTATGAAATTAATGAATACTCGTCGGACCACTTCCTTGTGTAGAAGTCTCTCGCGGCAGTATATATAAAACCATCATTGCATACCGCAAGATTTATAATGTCTTTGTTACCTGATCCAAAATCGTGATGATATTTTTCCCAAACAAGATATCCGTCTTTTGTTCTTTTTGCCAAATAGTAAGCGTTTGAGGGTGAATTCTTCCTAACTTGATAATAAGCATTACCAAATTCGTCTACATCAATAGCACTTACACCATATAGAATGCCCGCAGACCATGAAACTGTTCCGGTTCCTGTATTAATTAAAGCCACTGCCCCGCTTGAAGTATCGCCGTTACTGATCCATACGTACAGCCCGTTATCGCTTACAGCTACATGTGGCTGTGAATTAAGGGTAATGCCTGGATTTGTATTATATATCACATATCCATCTAACCTAATTTTGCTTACGGTGCTACTATTGGTTACGGCGTATACGTACCCGTTCACGTAATCTATGTCAATGTCGTAGTATGCCTGTGATACTCCTTCGCGCCATCTCTCTACGCCGGAGCTGTTATAACTAACTACTTTTCCGTCATATAGAGACACATAAATATTCCCACTCGCATCTGCGCATACACCAGACCCGCCACCGCTAGATATAGTTAGCGTAATATTCCCATTAGGGTCGATTCTTTTTGTATACCCGTCAGAACTCGTACTGTAGATATTCTTATCCTTACCTAAGAATAGCCCATTACAGTAACTGCTGTGGATGTTAACGCTCCAGACAAGGCTCCCGTCGCCTTTGTTTAATTTCCATAAATAAATTTTGTTATCCGGTGCCCATCCGCTGGCGCAGTAAACAAAATTCCCATCATCTACTGCAACCTGATGCATTCCGGTTGTGTTCTGAACGAGAACGTGAGTAAATTCCCATTTTTTTTCGACTATAGGAGCTCCCAATTGATTTGCTTTAAATCTATCACCTACACTATAAGCAACATAAGAACCAACCAATTGCCCTTGAAATGCTGTTTTCCCAGCTTTAAAATTTTCTGGGCGCATGTCTGGTTCATCACTATAAAACCAAGCTCCAGTAGTATCTATCATCCCGGACTGTGCTTTATGCCATACTCTAGGCTGTGTAATTCCATTTTGTCCGATAGGCCAATACGAAACGCCAATTGAATTATTAAGAGACTCGCTGGCAATCACTGGAATGCCGCCTTGCTGTCCTAATACTTCCTTGTCTGCCCTAAAGTTTTCTGGGACAAAATTCGCGTCGTCGCAGAATATTCCCATTGTTATTCCAGCCGCCCCATCGTCTCTACCCGTGAGATAAGCTCCAAGTGGTATGCTCAAATGCACCCTACCGGGAATAGGACCGTCTGTAAATATGGTCGCCCTTCTCCAGCCTGTGTATTCTTCGCTACCACGCACAGGAATATTTCCGGTAACAAGAATTCCTTTTACCCATGCTTTGGCATCCTTTAACATTTGGGCTGCGGTTGCAGTCGCATCATTGGTAAATGTTCCTTCAATACCGCCTACAATTACGCCGGATTTTACCACCCCTGCAACAAGTCCGGTAATGACAGCTTTTATCTTTCTCAACCCAGAATGAAAGCCTGCCGCTATGGTATATTCCGCCCCCTCGGTTGTAAGGTTTATTGTCTCAGCCGATGCAGGGCCTTTATTTGAAATGGTGCCATCTTTAATTCCATCCTCGGTTCCCACCGTGAATCCCTCCAGAGTTTGGGCAGGACCTGCCGTTCCATAATCACCTCCTTCACCCAAGCACTGAAAATTTGTGCCATTGTAGAATAGGTTATAGGTGCCTGCTTTGGGTTTAAAATCTCCTCCTCCCGGTTTTACTAGGGGCTTTGCGTTTCCGATGCTGGAAATTTTCAGTGTAGCTACTCCCGAAGCTGCTGCATTAAAAGTGACGGAGAATTTTTTATCTGCTGGGATGGCTTCCGTGTATGTAATACTATAGTTGTTTCCAATGTTCGTCGTCGTTCCCAGATGGGGGACTCCCTTGCTGATCGCGTCGACGATCTCTGTTTTGGTCTTCTCCGATGACCACAATGTATTTGTCCCGAAAGCCGTATCGTCGATATCATCCACAGCCAAATAGATCGGATTCCCGGAGGGCACGAAGGAGACCGTTGCCACGTTTTCAAGGAGCAACAGAAACTTGAGCCGCTCATTCACACTGACGCCCGATTGATTATCCGGGATATATTCGCCGTCCGTACCAGCGTTGTCATATAAATAAAGCTTCTCCTGCTGCGTGTCAGGGTCTTTTGCAAAAATGCCGATCTCCCGGAAATAGAAACCTTCTGCCAGGTTCTCATTTTTCAGAGTAGTTATGATTGCCGACTCGGTTTCACTCGCGAGCTGGATCGTATCAATAAACAAGGAAAGTTTTTGGTCGATTAAGGCAGTCCGGTTGACAAGCGATCCGCTGCCGATGTTTCCATCCCCAATGCCGACCCTGGTAAACTGTAATGTCTTTCCCTGCTGCGCCTTAGCGTATAATGTTTTTCCGTCTGTTGTAAGCATCAATCTGCTGAACGCCATATATCATCCCTGCCTTATCGTAATTATTTTACCTATGACGTAAGCCGTACCAATGTACTGCTGTGCGGTATAGCGTTGCTCCTTTGTTACAGTTAGCAACCCTCCTGCAGGCTTAATCTTGTTGAGCTCTTTGAGCAGGAGCTCCCTGTCGTCGAGTACGATCTTGCCGCCTAAAAATTGCACCGAAAACTCAGCCCATTTTCCCGGGTCGGTATCCTTCTGAATATCAATATTGTCATAGCCGAATGCTTTTGCAACATATCTTATAGCCTTGTCGGTACCCGCCTCCAGGGCTATAACGTATCTCATGGAAAGTCGGGTCCGATAATTTTCGACGATCTCGCCCTTTAGCCGAGGCATGGTTCGGTCCCGTCCATGCTGCTCCAGCATCAGCTCGCTCGCGCTGGCGATCATTGACTCCGAGCGTACCCGAAATATATCCTGCTTTGTGGCGTCGAAAAGCTTGCCGATCACTTTAAAAAAGATGTGCCATTGATTGATTGCTTTTGACATCCTCTTGAACGGAGCAAAAAGCAGATAATACATGTAGTCCCCGAACTTTTCGAACATTTTATACCTCCTGGATCGTAACGGTGACCGCCCCCGGAATAATCACTATATCAGTGTCCAAAACAAGATCATCGTCCGGCTCAGTTACTTTCAAATTCACAATGGCCGGGATGTCCCGGCGAACGGCAAAGATCAGATCGGAGTGAAGCAACTCGTTCAGCTTCCGGCTTTTTGATATCTTCATGTTCGCCAGAATTGTTGCTTTGACCCGATCAGCAAGACCGTCAGTGTTTGTCCCGGCCTCCACAGACACAGTAACATTAATGGCCTTCGTTGATATAGTGGAGCTCTTGACAAGCAGGTTGTCATATGGTCCTTTTATTGCATTTGCCGCTGTTCCAACCAATGAGAGTAAAGCTTCTGTCGCCGCTCCGGCCGTGGAAGTCACAATGATGTCAATGGTTCCCTGGCCTCTCGGATGCTGGTCGTCTACCCGCACAAAAAGCACTCCGGGGACAGCCTCGCATACGTTCTTGTATTTTTGTGCGATTGGCATGGTCGCGACGTCCGCCCATGAATTCAATGTCCTCTCACGCAGGCTCTCATAGTCTTCGATATCGCTGCCCTCCCGGGTGATCCATCCGGCTAAATTGGATATGCTTTCAATCCCCTCAATATGGGTAAGGCTCCTTGTAATCTGGCCGAACGCCACATTATATTTAGCCCCTTCTTTTTCAGCCTCTACAGGTACCCCAACACTTAGGGCATTCTGCTGCAAAACGGTATTCTCCAGGGCAAAAAATCGAAGCTCCTCGCCATTGATATCTTTTTGAGTTTTGAAAACATGTCCGGCAGATATTGTACGTGCTTCTCCCGGGGAGGTGCGGCTTATAGTTACGATGCCCCTTGTTTTGAGAGCTACTTTTCGCTTCTTGGAATAATCCGCTGCCTTGAGTTCAAGCCATGCGCCTTGTGCATGAGTAACAAACATATTGTTCAATACACTGCGCTGTAGCTTTACAAGTTCTATCCGTACCCAGAAAACAATCATGAGGAGCGTGTAAAATATGCCCCCTGAGTTGAAGTTCGTAACCGTGAATCCTTCGCTTTTGAGTTCTTCGACGGTCGCCTCCTTGAGTTCCTCAATATCCGGGATGGGGAGGATTTCATCCAGAATCTTTTCATCAATCACTGTTTACCACCTCCACGCTGACCGCATCAATCACTACATTTAGCTGACGATCGTCTGTCTCACCGGTAAACCGGAAAGTGCAATAGAGATGGAACTTGTCGTCACCGTAGTCTATGTTGATGCCAATTGTTTCCGCAAGAATGACGTCTCTCTTCTGTAAACCGGTTCGGGCACGTTGGGCGATCTCCAGGCGGGTGAGGTCGTCGTCTTCCGACTGGATGAAGTCATACAGGCTCCATCCGAAGTCAAGATCATAAAAGACGTCGCCCTTTTGGGTGACCGCCTCAAGTGCGATATTCTGATACAGGCAATCAAGCCCGGAGCAGAGAGGAGCATCTCCATTTGCCGCCCGGGTAAGCTGCCACACATCATTAAGCCGGATATCAGTATCATTGAGCCCCGTCACAGAATCACCTCCCCGATGATCGTCGGCTCGATGCTGCCGAAAGCAAGCCCGATCGCGACGATGATCCCGGCCTCAAGCGGAATCTTCGAGCGCACCCCCGGGAGCTCCGGGAAGGTGTCGTCTGCGTTGCCGAAACGATCGAGCACTTTAAGGGTGTACTCATACCAATGTGCCGTGACATGCGCCTTGAAGGTCCGATTGTTGTCCTCGTCGGTAATCTCAAGCTTTTTAACCTCATAAGTCTCAGAGAGCTCCGTCGCCCTGATGACAGTCGCGTAGATAATGGCAGGGAGCTTGAGGTAAGGATAACTTTCTGTAAAGACTCTTTCTATGATGCTTTTTGTAAATTGCTCAAGTTGTCCCATCTTTCATTCCCTCTCAATCTTTTTTTCCCGGCCCGTATGCAGTACCCGATTTGCGATTCTCAATTCCTCTGATCGTGCGTCCATGTACTTTATTCTGAGTACCTCCATCTTTCCAAGGTAGGCGCTTTCAAGCAGATGCATACGATTTTTGAGCTCTTTAATTTCCGCATGGACGGCAGTTATAGCCGGAATCATATCCTCGGGTACCGGAACCAGTTCGTCGGCGTTGGCAACAAGCGACGTGCCGTCATCCTCCAAAACATTTACCAGCTTTCCCTGCGTGTCCTCAGCTTTCACTATGGTCCCCTGGTATACAGCGTATTGCATCCTTGATAGCCGCCTCTCGTCTTTACTTAAAGCTCATATAGGTACGGATGAAGCCCTCGTCATTGGTGATAAAAACAACCTCAGAAACTTCAAAAGTACCGCTTACCTTCGGGTGGTTGACGGTGATCTTGTGCGAGTGTTTGACAAATGGGGCGGATACCGTCTCCAGTTCCCACATTCCTCCGGTGCGGGATAGGCTCAGGATATTAACGCCGTATTCGAAGGTATATATCTTCTCCTGTGCGGGCTTCTCACCCCAATAAAAGGTTCCGTCCGAGAAGTAAAAATTCTGTTTGATACCCCAAGTCGCATGAATCAGATTAATTGCTTGAATGACCGACATCTCACGGATCGGCACTCTCCTACGTTCCGGGTACCATTGGGACGAGAGTTTTACCCTGGAATCCGGTATTCCGGCCTGCGCTAGGAGATAAGTAAGCATCTCCTGCGGAGTGGTATCCATAAAAGTATTGCTGATCGTAGTCTCCTCAAGGATCAACATGTCATCCTTTAGGAAAATTTCATCCGTCAAGTTTCCGCCGTTATATGGCCGCGAAACATACCCCGTAAAGGTCTCATCAAATACTCCGTTATATCCGAGCTCGATCGTGGCCGCATCTTTGCGGGCAAGTGACATTGCCGTCTGGAATTGTTCTGTGAAACAAATCTTAGCCCAATCAAAATAGGAATCCCTGGAGGAGTGAACCTCGATCCTGATGCCCCGGTCAAAAGTATAGGTTCCTACTTTGGCGATGATCTGCGGGTAAAACAGTTCTGTTACTTCCACGTTATCAACTCCTTTAATACGGCATTTGCGATACACGGTTGAGGGCTGCCGACGGACTCGCATCATCTACAGCGGGAGAGCTGTTTATTTTTGGTGAACTTCCTCGGCTGCTTTGAAGGTAAGCACTGTAATCCGAGGATATGGAGCTCCCCGTTACTGTATCGCTGCTCTTTTTTGTCGTCTTGATTGTCTGCGGAACATACTCCCAGAACTCAAGTGTAACAGGGAGTTGCCCGTTTTTGTTTTCGGCCTTGTGGCTGATTCCCTTGAACAGGACCTTCTCAATACCGTGTGCTGCTGTATCTTCGCTGACGATGGGTATTGGTTTCGGCACGGTTTGCCCGGGCTTTCGAAAGATTGCCCGGACAACCGCAAGCCGCTGGTACTTCGTCTGTGATGGGGTATCGTCAAGGATAAGCTCAATATTGATCTTCGCGTCTTCGTACCCTGTGGCCTGTTTCGGCTTGGCAGAGCTGCCCTCGACTTTTTGTTCGTCGATCATTGCCGATTCCTTGACCTCGATGCTTTTGAGGAGTCCAGGAAGGACGATCCCGTTTACTTTGACGAGCTGGTCTTCAACAAATATCACGATTACGTCCCTCCTTCCTCATATAGGTTCTGGTGCCGCTGTGAGGTCAACCTCTCCGCCGTTTGCATTGGTATAGTTCTCGATCTCCTTGAGGAGCTTTATGAGCTGTGGGAGCTCTTTAATTTTCGAGAAGTCGATGTTTAGCAGCAGCTTTGCGATATATACGCCGTCTTTTGTTTCCGTAGCGCGGTTTGTCGCGCTCTGCTCCTCGGTCTCCGCGGTCTCCTTGAGGCTGACCTTCTTGACCGGCTTGCGTTCGAGGACTGTTTTTGTCCGGTTAAGGGACTTTTCGACCTCCTCGGCCGGAGCATCCTGGGCAAGGGAGACACCTTCCGCAAACGTGGTCATTGTTCTCTGCCCCGATAGTGTCAGGGTAGAGAGGGGACCCTCTTTTGCATCCGAGAAGGGGAGAAGGTCACGGACCTTTTGGAAGATTCCCTTGACGGCCTCGACGGGTTTCATAGCTGCGCTCTTAATGCCTTCGACAAGCGTGTCAATAATCTTAGCTCCGCTTTCTCTGAAAAACCCCGGGATGCCCAGGAAAAATTCCTTTATTGAGTTTATCCCGTTGACAAAGCCCTCCTTAATGCGGACCCACAGGTTTGCGAAAAAAGCAACGATTTCGCCCCAATGGGTGATTATCAGGAGCGGTATGCCTATAAACGGCATGAAAGCGGCAATTGCGATTTGCAGCCAGAGCGGCATTCCCGTGAACAGGTTCCTGATCCAGTCAAACCCGGCCTTGATGCCGTTTACAAAATTTGACCATGCTCCCCGTATCCACGCCACCACCGAGTCCCAATTTTGCCATAAAAGAATGATTGCGGCTATGAGTGCCACGATGCCTATAATGATCCAAGTGATCGGGTTTGCCAGTAGTGCAGCGGTAAACGCCCAAACCGAAGCGATAAGCCCAGGCATTGCCGTGACCGCTGTCACAATTGCCTGTCTCGCCATTCCGGCAAGGCCGACCGCCATGTTCTTGAGTGCGGTAACACCGCTGACTGCCGCCGTTTTTGCCATACTGGCGGTACTGATCGCTACACTTCTGATGCTAGTTATTGCTCCGATTCCTGCCGCCTTAATAACGGAGAAACCTTTTCGAATGCCATCACCTGCATACATGCCATATAGTCGCATAGTATCAAGTGTGCTATTAAGGTTCTTGGTTATACCGATGAAGCCACGAATAAACCCTACTGTTTTGTTGATAATTAAACCAGCGGCTGCCGTGACGGCTATTGTTGTACCGGCCACTGTCAAGAAGCCACCGATCGCGAGGGCAACAAGCAGAATTATGCGGGTAAGCTGTTGGTTCTTTTCAACCCATTCGCCAACTTTTGTAATTGCCTGCTCCGATTTCTCCAAGAAATTGTTCACAGTCGGGAGTAGGCTGGATCCCATGCTTTCCGTTATGTTATGGATGCGCTGCTGTAATACCTCGTACTGATCGGGTTCGGTATCGTTAATGGCATTTGCCATTTCCTTGACTTCAATGATGCCCTTGCCCATTGAATCGTATATTGAGAGGATACCGTTCTGTAGGTCACCCGTTTTGCTGTATAAGAGATCAACCATTGCTACAGCTTCATCCGTTCCAAAAGCCTTTTGTATCTGCATCTTTTCTGCTGCGTCCATGGTATCCCCGAACTTGCCTCGGAGCTTGTCGAGTATCTCCGGCATACTAAGGAGCTGATTATTTGCATCCGTGAATTTGAGCCCTAATTCTCCGCCAGCTCTTGCAGCCGATTGAAGGAAAGCTCTGTATTTGGTTCCTGCTTCCGACCCGCTCATGGTAGCCTGGAGCATACCCAAAATAGCAAATTGTTCTTCCATCGGGACCTTCGCGGAGGTCGCTGCGGCTCCCAGGGTGGAGATCGACCGCGCCATTTCCGGGCCGTCCGTTTTGAAGATATTTGCTGCGTGACCGATCCCTGCCGCAAACATTTCGCCAAAGTCGATATCGCTCATATCCTTGTAAAAGCCTTTGTATATACCGTAGCCTGTAGCGAAGAGGCTTGTCATTTCGCCGATCGCCGCCTTTGTTCCTTTTGCTGTTATACCTGCAATTTCGGTATATTTTGCGACAGCTTCATCACTCAAGGACGCAATACCGGACTTGATATCATACGCCGCACCGATAAACTTAGCTTTTGTCGTACCGGCCCATGTGTTGGAGAAATCACTGGACGCCTTTTCGAGAGTCTTCAAATCCTGTACTCCTACTGATTTTAGCTCTCCAAGCGCCCTCTTCGTTTCAAATGTCGCCCCAACGGGAGAAAGAGCCGCCGCGGTGATCTGAGCTCCGACGCCTGCCATTGTAGCACCCGTCTTTGTCAGGTTTCCGAGAGTCTGGTTCATCCCCTCAAGCCTTGATACCGAATTATCAATGCCTGACGTGACGCTTGCCATCGGGCCGGTGATATGGTCGATCATATTCATGATTAACGACAACTTGAATACGGATTCTAAGCTCATGCTTTCCTTTCTCCTCCTGTTGTGATATTCTGGAAGCAAAGGAGGTTATGTTAATGGTCGTGATTATGGTAATGCTAAAGGTGCTTTTATTTGCTCTATGCGCCGGGGCGATCATTGGCGTCGTATTTGCTGTTCTTATCCTGTTTCCGTTAACTCTTTATACTATCCCATATTCCTTGTGGATCGGAAGTCAAAACTGTATAGGGAAACATCTTGACAAAAAGAAGGAGAAATTCTTCCGAACCGTGAGGAATGCTACAAGGCTTTACAAAGCAAAACTTACCGGGCGCGAGCCGATCTTTTAGGATCGGCTCTTTTCTTTGTCATTCCGCGAAAACTGCGGCGATCGCCCTCGCGACAATCCCTTCTTCCAACTCTTGTATAAACCTCGCTTTTGCAACATAGCCCAGAAACTCCTCAAAATCGATCGTCTCGACATCAAACCCCTCTAAGAGAGCCGGAGGGAGGAAACGGTGGATTTCCAGAAGTCCGGCCTCCACCGGGTTGTGCCTCACCTCCGAGAGCCGCTCCCTTAGAGCATCTTCAAATTTGTTTGTTTACTGAGTCCCAACATGCCAAGCAGCTTCTCCCCAATAGAGAGGGTCAGGGCGGGGAACTCCTCGAGGTCAGTTTCTAATGCCGTCCGGCTTTCCTCCGTGACACTATCAAAGAGGAAAGTCTTGAGGGCCTTTGTGGCCCCGCTCGAAGCCGTTTTGACATAGCGGTCGTAAGCACCCGTTGACGGCTTCTTGAAGTAGTATTCCTTATCGAGGCTATTCTCGTCGTCGATCTCAATTGTTACGCCGACCCTGTAAACCTTTCCGTACTTGGCCTTGAGTTCGGTCTCCCTGGACATAGCCTGGGCGCACTCGGGTTTTTTTATTTCTTCCATGGTGAATCCTCCTATCAATTATTTTGAGATAACGGTTTTGCAGTAACGGGTTATACAGGTTCTACTCCATCCTGAACGATTCCGCCGACGATCAGGAGATCAAGATCAACCGTGAGATTTTTGTCTCCCTGTGCAGCCTTGTTGCTGCGTTTGGTGATCTTGACATTTTTCAGTTCGTCGATCCGGGTTCGGTCTCCCTCGTTTGCGTAAGAGACCACGATCGCGGGAATGTCAAGCTTATAGAACGGGATGCCCTTTGCCTTACACCATGCCAGGAAGTCGTCGTAATCATCGCGGAGCATGGAGATTTTCCCCGATGCCTTATAATTTCCTACGCCGTATCCTCTCGGCCGGTTGCCTTTACCATAGACTTCCTCCATCTCCTGTTCGTCGTCATAGCTGATTTCCTGGACGGACAGTACAAGCCCCGGTACTTTGATGTCAACATCGCCCCATCCATATGCCTTGCCGTTTACTTTTAACATAGTTTATCTCCTTCCTCAGTCGCTCGGCTGTGTCCGCCCGATATCGACCTCAACCTCACGGATATACCCCCTGGAGACGTAACGGATTTTAACCCGCATCTTTTCATCCTCAAGGATGGTATCCTCCTGCCCTTCGGGGACGGTGATCTCTGCCGAGCTGATCTCTTTATTGTCGATCATCTTCTGCAATGGCGCATACATGAACTTTGCCCGGGTCTCAAGTTCTCCCTGGATATCTTCAATATCGATGTCGTCCTGCAAGAGCAGAAGCCCCTCTTTGCGGGTCTCACGGATTATCTTGTTCAGTACGCGGACATCCTCGGCATAACGGTAATCGCTGCCGTCCGGGCACATCATCTTTGTATGGTACACATAGAAGTATTCGAGGCCGTCATATCCGCGGAAGGTCAGGTAGCCCGCCACATCAAGAAGCTCGGTGATTTCCTCGACCCCCTTCGGACGCAGTTCGAGAAGCTTGGCCTTCGTAATTCCGAAACCGGCTTCTTCCCGGGTCTTACCGATGCAAACCTGCACCGGTGCCTTGGAATAGAGGCCGGACACGAGACCCGCAAGATTGACCTCCCTGGTGGTGCCATCCATCTTGACCAGAAGACCCCTGGCGGCAACGACCTGGATGTCAAAGTTCTTTACCTTCTTGCGATCCGCTTCCAGCCGGGCGGCATAGTCTTCCATATCTTCGTTTGTGTTCGGCGTGTAAGCCTCAAGGACAAAGAACATTGGCTTTTTATAGGTTTCCTGGAGTTCCTTCTGGGCTTCGCTGACGGCTTGCCAAAGATTGAGCGTGCTTTCGCCCACGATGTGGACGAATTCATACTCTATCGACATATGCCTGAGCTTCTCGATCGCGGCAAGGACGTCGCCGTTCGTCATGGAAGGGGCGGTTGTCGCAAAGCGGTACAGGTCCCCGACTAAGAAGGACGTGTCCTGATTCGGCGCTACACCCTCGGTAAAGGTTACCGTCAGTCCCGTCGAAGGGATTTCAAAAGCTCCCGTCATGGGCACGGTGATTTCGTCGGAGTAGCTATAACCGCCGTTGATCGAATAGACAAACAATGCAGTATTACGTTTGCCCTGTCCTGTCACTTTTATAATGACATCAAAAGCATTATGGGGGCTGCCGGAGACAGTCAAATTACCCGATCCGGTACCTGTTTTTGTGACTGTGCCATTCGTGCCCGCTGTGGTCGCCGAAACCGGAATGCAGTAAATTCGGTTTGATCCCCATTCAATGGAGTCCATGACAGCATCGGAGAGAGGGGAGAGGCCGAGCCGATTCTTTATCTGTTCCGCAGTCATATTGCCCGTTATGGTGATAAGAGTATCCGACTCGGCAGAAGAGACGCCGATCTTCAGATGGATACCGTCTCCCTTTGCGGTGGAGAATCCCAGCAGGCCGTCCGAAATTTTGTGTGTTACATCCCTGAGCATTTATTTATTCGCCTCCTTTTCTTTTCTGGAATGAGGTTTTCCGTTGATCGGTGCCTCTGTGAACTTGGCGACCGCTGCAAGGAATTCTTCCATGGCGATCAACTTTCCGGGCTTCCACCCGTTTGCGGAACATACCCCCGCGAATACCGCCCGGCTGATTTTGTGCTTTCGCTGGAGCTCTCCGATCTCAAGGAGCTCCTGGGTGTTTTCTTCCGGCTGCACGGTCGCCGGTGATTGGTTCTTAGCTATTGCCATCTGTTGGCTCCTTTCTTTCTGCGGACTCGATCTCAAGCTCGGACAGCTTCGCGAAGTCCGTATCTCTGTATAAGCCGCCGTTAAAGGTAAGTTTTATCTGAACGGCGACCTTTGCCTTTAAGATTGAATCGTCTTTATCAACCCAGTCCGCACTCTCGACCTCAATCGGTGTGAAGTTCCCGTCGATGTAAATGCCTTCATCCAGGCTTCTGAGAAACCTTTCAAACATTTCCTCGACGGCCTCATCGGAATAATCGCCGATAATCACGGTAAACGTAAGCCTTCGGTCAAAGACCTTCCTCCTCTTTTTTCGCGCTCCCTGTTGGTCTTTAAAAAGTGTTTTGGAGCCGTTTCGAAGGATGGTCTCGGATTCAAAAAGTACCGCTCCGACATGACTCTCCAGGCTTTTTTCGAGAGTTTTATCACTCGTGTGTGGGTTGGACTTGAGCCCCGCCCCCTTGAGTTTTTGAAGGAGGTATTGCTTGCTTTCTGCGTACATGCTAATTCTCCCTTGCGATAAAGTCCTCGATCGTTCCCTTGATCTCTTGCATGTCTTCGTCCGAGAGGCCGAGATACGGACGGGCCGGGATGCTGACCTTAACCTTTTGCTTGCTGACCCACCGACCGCCGACCTGGAAGCGGAGAGCTTTTGCTCTCTTTGCCCGTATGGTCCGGCCCTTTTCGCCAAATTGATGCGTCGCCGCATATTTGAGATTGGTACCGATCGCAAAGCCGGAGTCGTCCGATTTGGCACGGACGGAGTTGCGGAGCTGTGCGCTCCTGATTAACGTCTTCCCACCGTCTTCCGCTGCCCGGATGGAGGTCTGCCACCGCTTACCCGTTGGGTCTTTACCACGCTTGAACCGCTCGAGCGTCGATCCTCGCATAGCACTTCCGATGACCGCATTGATTTTCTTTTTGTCGATCTCGGAAAATCCTTTTATCTTTTTGAGAAAGCGACGGGTATCTCCTTCCAGTCGGATGCTATACATGGGTCACATCCCTCTCAAATGATCCCGGGTAAAGACCCGGGGATTTGACTTTACTGAAAACCCGGCTGCTGCCGCGGCCGTGGGGTTATCCGTTTCGGCACCGAGCGAGACCTTGCCTTCCGCGACAAGTGTCAGGAACTTAACCGCGGCATTGTACCTGTTAAGGTAGTTCTTCTCCTGGCTGCTCTCATCGATGCCGATCCGGGAAAACAGGTTATAGATCGCAATATCCTTGGATAGCTTGTTAATGACTTTCGGTATGGGGGAGATCGGTACGGCGTATCTCTTTGCGAGGTAGCCGTCGATCTCCCCATCCGCATCATTGATCGCCGCCTCTATAATAGGCCCGATGAGTTCCTCTCGTTGAGTGGGATCTTCGATAAAGGTATCCCCGATAATTGTGTTGAGGGCATCGTCTTTCAGCATCTCCCGGACTTCCGTCTTTGCGCTATAACTCATGCTTTCCCCCCCTTTTGTCCTACTGCCGCCTCTTATTCTTCGGTGGTTCCCTCTGAACCGTATGCCATCTGCCAGAATCCGAAACCGGCATTTCCGCGTGAGTCAACGCCGTAAATGAACTGTTTGGAGAAGAATACGTTGTCGTCTGTGTCGGAGGTCTTCGGGATGAATTTTGCCGCCCTCCGATTCTGGTAAATCAGCGGCTTAATAGGCCGTTGTGTGCAAAGCAGATACCACTGGGTATCGTTCCCGGCAAGCTGCGGTACGACAAGGAGCTCTGCGGTACCCTGCGCCGTGTTTTTGGTCCCATTAATGTAATCGGCAATCAGGATGTCGCGGCCTGCGAATTCCAGAGCCGGGGGAACAACAAGGAGATTGGGGATGAGATTCAAGGGCCTCGCCTTGCTGTTAGTAAGGGACATGATGCCGGAACGGGCTTTGATGTATGCTGCAAGCGAGAGCTTTGCAGTGCCCTTGTTGGAGATACTCTTTTTGCCGACCTGGTGATCTGCGGCAAAAAAAGTCTTTCCATCGTAGCACTTGGTCGTAAAACCGAGCGGCAGCAGGTCAAAAGTCAATTCATCGGGATGCATTGCGGCAGATTGTCCGAGCATTTGGATGGACGGGGTATAAAGGCCGATCTTGTCGTCTTCGACCGCATTGCGAGGTACGCCTACGGTAAGCTCGAAGTCTTTGTTCTTGATGGTATAGTCGGAACCGCTTAAATTCTGGACCTCACGGTCTCCGATCCATTCCCTCATACCGGGGATGTCTCCCAGCCACCCGTATGTTTCGGATTCGGTGGTTGACGGTACAACCGTCGCAACCCTTTCATATTGCGGCTTCTGTTCTTCAAATGCCTTCTTGAACAGAGTGTTGAAACCAATATAGATACCTCTTAACGTTTGTGAACTGATAATCATGGTTCTTTATCCTCCTTTATGTTGGTTACGTTCCTGATGCGGCGAGCCCGGAGCCGATTTCCACGGCGATTCCCTCGTTATCGACGCGGATGACCAGCCCGGCAATAGATGCCCCTGTTGAGAGGGCAGTGACCGTATGGTCATCCTCCATATAACAGGGCTTGAGGACGTGGGCCGCCGTGACCTTGTTCGCCGTGGTTCCGGTGTTGTCAAAGATAAATACACCACGGGTTACCAAAATGGAAGCGTCGCCGTCGGCTCCGTTGTTTACGATGGTTTCCTCGGCCCGGCCTGCCGCGGTGATACCAGTTGCTTTCTTTCCGGGGATCGCGTAGCCGTTAGCGTCCAGGGCAACAATTGATCCCTGGTAAATGGTGGTAGCCCCCTTCATGGGGAGAACAAGCTTCCGTGCGCCATGGGCGATTTCAGCGGTGTCTCTTTCGAATGTTAATGCTGCCATAGTGTTTTAGTGCTCCTTTCCATATTTTTTGACGTCTTCCTCGGTAATGCCGAGCTGCTTGCAGACGAACAGCGTCGCCTCGTCGGGCTTGTCGTGTTTGAGGGCTTTCTCGTCCTCGAATTCGATCTCGCCCAGGGGCACAACCTGGGGAGCTTTTTCCACAAAGGACTCGAAGCCATTCGGATCAGAGAGGGCATAGCTCTTAGCCCAATCCCTTTGTGCGGATGCGATCTTTCCGGATTTAAGGGCCTTCATAACCGTATCCTCTGCGACGCGCTCGGCGTTCTGCCGCTTGAGGGTTTTGAGCTCCTCGATAATATTGACGCCGTTGATTTTGCCGCCCTTGAGCTCCATGATCTTTGCGGCTACTTCATCCGCGGGGGCTCCGGCTGTAAGATCAAGCAACTCGCATACCGCCTTGTTAGCGATGATCTTGTCATTGTTTTCCGCCGCTGCGCCCTTTCCGGAGGCTTCCTTGAGTGACTTCGCTTCCTCAAGGACCTTCCCGAGTGCTGCCATTACCTGTTCTTCGGTCGCATCCTCTCCAAGTCCAAGGAGCTGCGCGATCTTTTTGATCAATTCCATTGTGATTTGACCTCCTTCGTTATAGTTGAATGAGTTGACGATCGGAGCCATTCCTTCGATCGCCGGGGTATTGGTAAGGGCCAATGAATGCAGGCCCGTTGCCTTTCCGTCCGACTTGCGTACTGTAATAACCGGCGAGAGGTAGCGGTATTCCTTGTTTTCAAGGTACTTTGTGGCTGTAGGCGTCCATTCGACACGGGCCGCGATGCTGCCATCCCTGAGAATAAGTTCTTTGACCCATCCGGCGGCGGGAGCCTGGACTCCTTTTAGAGTTTGGTGCTCATAATCGACAACTAGGTCAACGCCGCGCTGTGCTATCTGTGCCTTCATTTCCCGGAAGCTCTCCTCGTCAACATCGAACTCGCCCTTCGAGCTGACGACATGACCGATGGGAAGGACGGAGATGATCTCCGGGGCCCCCGATACTTCCACATCGCCCCCCTTTAGAATGATATAATCTTTCATTTTATGTTCACTCCTCCGATCTTGTCCGCGTTAGTAAGCGTTATAACGCCGTTAGTCCGCATTTGATTTCCGGGTTAGGCTAATTTTACCTGTCGAAATTTCATACCCGATTTCCTGCCTTTTTGCGATTATGAAGGGGGGCCGTCCTTCTCCCGCTTGCGGTATGCTTTTTCAATCGGTTCCGGGTATCCTTTGAAGTCCGGGGTAAAGCGGACTTTTGCCGGGTTGGTGGTAAATTTCCGGTCCGGCATAATACGTATGACACGCCCGTCCGCAAGCTCTGCCGCCTTTGGTATCTCTGTCTCCACCGTTAGATTACGCTGCTCAACCTGCCGTTTGGACAGTGACTTTACGGTACAGCGACAGCCAAACCCGTTCGGCGGAAACCATGTGTCCCATACCGGCGAATCAGCCGGGAAGACCCTTCCGTCCATTGCTAGGTGACTTGGACGGGTATGTGTGTCGTTGACGGCATCATATTCCCAATATGGACGAGCCTCCAGAACGGCGGGCTCTGTAAGTTGCTCATAGTGCCCCACGTTATATACTGTCTGGATGTTGATGCGGAAGATGTTGTCCGCCTGCCATGGCGTTATTCCTTCATATCCTTCCGACTCCAGGAAATCGTTCATATTGGCCCGAAACTCTCCGATGCCGTTGCCCTGCTCGATCGCGACAAGGAGCTCGTCATAGAACCGTTTAAGGATTTGCGCCTTTGTATAGCCGCTGACTGTGAACGCAAGGCCCCTGTATTCCTCGGCAAGCTTATAAAACTGCGATGCCGTGACGGGGACGCGCTCCTTGAAGTATTTGGCCGCTTCCTCAAAGGTCATATCCTCCCTGGTAAAGAGGCTATCTATATCATTCACTGCCATGCACCCGGCCCTCAAGGTCTGCATAAATCATGACCTTTTGCAGCAGTTCCTCCACACCGGAAATGTCCATCTCGTTAAAGAGACCAGCGACCGTCTTATCATCCTCCATCATCTCGCGGAGTTCCTCAAGACTTCCGGCTTTCTCAACCAATTTGAGAACCGGGGCAAACGCCTTCTTGAACGTTCCTGCACTTTTTCGGGTAGCGGCGTCGGCCATACGGTCAACACGCTGCTGTGATCCCGGAGCCGGTGGTTCGTCCGCCTTTAGGGCGAGCTTCCTGGCTCCTGGCTCCTGTTTGAGCGGGTAGCCGCCGCCCATGCCGCCCCCATAGGAAGGTGTTGCGACCTCCTCACCACTTTCCGGCTTTGGTATGGAGAACTTTTTATACAGGTAGCTTGTCGGGACTTTAAGTCCGGTTTTTTCAATCAAGGTTCCCACGATCTCAGCGGTCTCCTTTAAATCGTCGGCCTCCTCACAGTCATAACGGAGGTAGGGGACACGCCGATCCTCCCCGAAATTATAGAGGACCAGGGGACGGATCAGGCAGCGGCGCAATGTGGAGGAGAGGGCTTTACAATCGGCTACCGTAAGGTCGTGGCGGACCTCGTTGTGAGTCTTGCTTTGGGCATAGCTGCCGCTGCCCGAGTCCGAAGTAAGGGTCTGGCCGAGAACCGCCTTGCTGATCTGTTCATCACAATACCGGGCGAGCCGTTCATAAAGGTCCGTCGAGCTTGTTTTCTCGGTTGTGATAAACTCGATCGATGTGCCGTCCGGGATGATGCCTGCCGCATCCGCTCCGATCTGAATAAGCGCTTGCATAAGGGCCCGCTTGTCGTCTTCGCTTGCGCCCGGCTGATACTTGCCCAGACGGAGCGGAAGGCCGAATACCTCGGCAAAGCTTACCCAGTCCTTGACATCGTAATTTTTAAAGAGATACATCCAAGCCACTACGCGAAGCACTCCAGCCCGTGACGGGTGTCCGCTCCTGGCTTTGTACCGGTGCAAGATAAACTTGTTCTCCGGGAGCATTATTCCTTCGGAATGCTCTGCCGTCCGAACCTTAAAGGAATCGTCTATGCTATCCCAGAAAAACCGCTTTTGATGCCTTGAACGTATGTCTTTAATAACGGTGTGGCCCTTACCGTCAAACCCCCATATAATTTCCGACACAGCGAAGCCTTTGCCGATCGCATCGAGAAGATCGATCTGAATATCTTCAAAGTTCTCTATGCTGTTGATCTGTTCTTTAATAAACTCTGCAATTTCTTTATCCCGGGGATCGTCACTGTTAAAGGGGATAATCTCGTAATCGAGGCCGGTGACCGCGTTCTTCCTGGTCTGGAGCTGGCTGAACAGATGGGGGTCCTTTTCTTCCATCTCTTCAAACAATTCCATCTGTCTCATAACGTCGCCCGCATCGGCTTCCCGGAATATCGTCGCAAGCTTGACAGGGGTGAGTCCGTTTGATGGGTATTCGCTGTATTTATCCATAACCTGGGCGACGGCAATCTCACCCATATCTGGTCTCTTGAGGGCCGGAGCCTTGGGGCTCCTCTGCTGCTGATTGTTAAGTTTATTTTGTTCCAATGTGCCCCACCTCCTTAATATGCCCCGCGGCCAAAGCCCAGGGCTCGGGCTATGACTGATTTGTAATCGACTTTCCTTCCGACCTTAACTTCAAGGGCCAGCTTAACCCCCATTTGCAGGCCGTCCGGGCCGTCGTCGTTCTTTCCCATTGGGTACTCTAGCATCTGTTTAAAGAGAGTCTTGTGCTTTTTCGAGAACTTGAGGTAGCCGTTTTTCACAAAAGGCTGCAAGCTCTGGATGCGAACATCCTTGTTCTGCACGGAGTTGATCTCCACGATCGGGAGAAACTCTCCTGCCTCCGCGGACTTCTGCCGCATGATCTCAGCGAAATAGTACTGGAATTGCACCGTTTCAACGCCAAACTGGTAGTATGGTCTCTTGAAGTCCCTCTTGAGTCGGCGGCTGTTTTCGATCGCGTCCTCGATGATCTGATCCGGCTTGCGCTTGGCGATGTCCGCGATGACGATGTACATATAGCCTGTTTGCAAATCTTTCGCAATCGCAAAAATCGATGACGTGTCCGACTTCTTGTTCTTGCCGAGGGACGGATCGTTCGAGCCAATAAACAGGTACCGAGAATCAGAGAAGTCCGGGGCCGTTTTGCCGTCGTCGTCGTAGAAGTCGAACCATTCCTCTTGAAAGGTGCAGCTCTCCGGGTCAATCGGCTCGTTCTGGATTTCACTGTTGAAGGACGCCTCGCCCTCTGAAACCCGTATGACCATGAGGTCGTAGTAACTGAGTTTCTGTTCCCACAGGACTTCCGTTCCTTCGAGCATCGCCTCGCGGTTTTGTTCAAAGAACTCCTTCGCTTCCTCTTGCCGGGCGTCATTGGTAAGGTCAATATAGATTGCCTCCCATGCATCCCATAGCTCGGTGTTTGTCGCAAAACTGATAACGCCCTGGTACTTGACCGTCTTATAGCTTGGGTTATTCGCGACGTTTGCGAGCAGTGCGTCGAAGTGGAGGAGCGTCCCGATGTATACGATGTCGGTATAAGTGTCGCCCGCCTTCGATACAGCCTTGTAGAACCAGTTACGGAACTTTTTGCGTTGATCTGCCGTGTTGACGTTTTCGTCGTTTTCCAGGTCGTCACAGAGGATCAGGTCGGGCCTATATTGCTTGTGCCGCCGCCCTCTGATTTTCTTTCCTGCTCCCAGGGCTTCGATCTTAGTGCCGTTGGACAGGAGGATAACCATTGCCTTCCATACCTTGCCGACAAGATCGCCAAAGTCTTCCCGGATTGCGGCATTCTCCTCGAACTCGGTTTTGATGTCGGCCAGGAAGCCCTCGGCCTGTTCCGAGCTATCGGAGAGGATGATCTCATAATGCTTGTACTCATACACCGCCGCATGAATGGAGTCCTTGAACGTGAAGGTTGTGCTTTTGGCATGGCCACGGGGGGCCTCGATTGCCCGGCGGCACCCATCTGCCCGGCTGATCTCCTTCGCGTCGGTAAGGGGATTGCGTCCCTTCATGACGCCTTCACGCCATATGCGATCAAGCTCTCCATGAAAGTTGGGAGACTCCCGGATAAAATAGTGAGGGAGATATGCCCGCCCGAAATATTCAAGATCAAATGCTCCAAGCTTCCGGCGTAACCCTTTTTGCCCTGTTAGCGGGACCCCATTTCGATAATCCCGGAGGAGTTCCGCCCGGAGCTCGGGGAAGTTCACGCCCTGGGAAACATATCTCTCGAATAGTTCCTTCTGATATTCCCGGTTTGCGACCGCCTCACGGTCTTCCGGCTCGTCAAGCTTTTCGATGTAATCTTCAAGGCTAATCTTCGCCATCCGTGACCACCTTTTCCCTTGCCCGGGCCAGTACACTGCGAAGCTCACCCGTAAGCTCAGGGTGTAGCTTAATCGCTGCCATGAGTTCGGCTTCCATCTGATCGAAGGCAAGCTCGGCTTTCTTCTTCATATCCTGCCGGACTCGCTTTTCATAAGTTGCATTGCGGGAGAGAGAGGCGATCAACCGTCCCGCCTTATCAAGGGGCATCTCGGCAAAATCTTCTTCTGCTGTGCTTACCCGCTGCATGAGCCCGTCCATGAGTACCATGCTTGCCGCTTTGGTATAGTCGAGGTCGGGATGAGCTTCCACTGCCTGGGCGATTGCCTGGGTACGCTGCAATGTCTCGGCGACCCGTTGCGCTGCCCTGTTGGATCGTATGGCATACCGGCCGACCGCCGACTTGCTGATCTTGTAACCCTGCTCCTTGAGCCACACAGACAACTCCGTATAGGAGTTTGCCGTGTCGGCGAGCTTAACGTCGAGCTGTACCTTAATATCATCCGGGAGCTTGCTGATCGAGGAATTTACACGGGTCCGACGCCTTTCATTATTAGACATCGACGCCAGGATCGTCGATCGTGCTCTCCACAAGATCAACGCCTTTCTTCGTAAGCTTGATGACCGCATCGCGGCGATAAGCGTTATATGCGTTCGCCGTCTGTCCTGTGAATGCGATGTAACCCGCCTCCTCCAAATACTCAAGGTGTTTTGAGATATCAGGGGATAAAATGAGGCCATCGCCAACAAGGGCGTTTGTGACCTGCCGGACGAGGAGAGCATTTTGATTTCCTTTTGCCAGGGCCCGGATGATGTAGCCCCGGATTGCTTTATTCTTGCTCACTTCCTGTTCCTGCACTTCGTCCATAAAACTCATAATCCGCTACGCCTCCTTTCCTTTAGTGGTATTGCCCGCTTCGCAACTATAGAGCAATTTGTCGAGCTTGTCTTCGACCCGGTTCATGATGCGTATGTAATCTTCCCTCGTGACGTAAAGAAGAGGGAGGTCGGCCTTCAAGTCGTTGAACTTGTCCTCGGCCTTGCTGAGCTTTTCTTCAACCTTGTCCTCGACCTTGCTGAGCTTTTCTTCAACCTTGTCAATCCGCGCCGCATTTTTCTTGTCGGCTTCCTCAAGCCCTGCGAGCGTCTTTTTCAAGAAGAAACTCAAGGCTCCGACGATCACCGTGCAGATGACCGAAGCACTTGCGCCAATCAACGCAATAATCTGCGCGATACCTATCTGCATATATGCCCCCTTACTCGTCAACAGCGGTTAACGCACTGGGAAGGGTAATATAAGGAGACTTCTGTTTCACCTCGAGAACAGCGTTTTCAATAAATTTGGCGAGGTAGGCGTCGAAGCTGCCGAGATTATCGGTAATAACCTGCTGGGCTTTCGGGCTGATTGCCGCCTTGACTTCCTCAAACGCTTTCCCTCCAAGAGCAACCAGTTCCTCACGATCCGCCTTGCCATCCTTCACAGCCTCACGCAGTGCGGCAGCGGCAGTCTGCTCGAAAGACCCCACTGTGACAATCGCGAGCCTTTCGACATCCTCCAGCGCATCTGTGAGTAGCTTTCTCTCGGCTTCGCCTTTTAGCTGCGCTGTCTGCGTCCGCACTTTCGCCGTTGCCTTCTGGATGTAATACACCCCGTAGGCACCGAACAAGGCTATAACGCCTGTGGCGATATTGACCAGTACTTTGCTCACCATAGCCTCTATAACGTCCATAAATTCAACCCTCCTTAACAAAATAAGACTACAAGCAGAGCTTGTAGTCTTATTTTAGGGCTTTATCCCGGAAGCTTCTATTGGTAGCACTTCTAAGAGTCGTTGTTCATTTCGGTGGTTCATCGAGGAGGTCCAAGAGACTGAGTTGACCTTCGCAATGTCCATCCCCGCATAGCTGGCGGACCCATCGTTCCGTGACGCCGTACCGCCTTGCTAATTCAAGATGATTGTACCCGTTGAACTCTGCCTTTATTCGGGCGTCGCGGACAGGGCGAACAATACTCTCGGGCTTCGGTATGTAAACTGTAGCTCCACCGATAACCTCGGCCAGCCGGACGAAATTATCCGTTCCGATCGCCGTTGCAATCTCCTTATATAGACCTTCCGGGATCATTTCGATTGTTAGGTCTTTTGATAGCTCATTCATGTCCTGCACCCCCTTTCATTAAATCCGCATATTATGCATCAGTCTTCAGGCTTTATCTCAAATTCAAAACCTTGGAATTCTCCGCTCAATCCATCTTCGAGTATTATGGTTTCAAGTTCGTCCGCCCGAATGCCGTTTTGGAAAAGAGCTTTGCAAACACTCGTTTGAACGGCCTGGAACTTTTCCTTTGGTATGTTGCTGACTGTAACCTTCATCAAAATCCCTCACTTTCCTGCTATTGCGCCGTATGGCGCTTTTTCATTTTTTCTTGATCGCACAGTATTTCACCCAAATCATGCTTTACCGCATCGTTTAGGGCTTCCAAGTGATTTTGTATCCAATCTATTTGACGATCTGCTAAAACAATCCACTTGCCATCATCGGTTCTATAATTCATGTAGGCATCACGGGCTCGCAACACCAAATAGCCCAACTGTAGCAATTGGTTTTCGGCGCTCCCATAACAATGCTCTCCATAAATTTCCTCGTAGATTTCATTGGCCTTGCTCACATGCCCCCAAGATTCACATTCATAAAATCTAGCTTCAGGAGACAAATATCCGATCATCATTTCACCTTCTTTACCTTATGAGTTACAAATTACTCTCTTGATATCCTTATCGCACATGCCATTTTCGCGCATAATTTTAATCTTTTTCTCGCAATCCTTGCATCCCCATACTTCTATTGGAGACGTGCGTTTCAAATACAGATTTTTACCTTTACAGTAAGGGCATTTCATTAGATTCCCTCCAGTCCCTGCTATTGGTCATTGGTCTCGCTTACCAGCTTTCCAAGGAGGCCAATGACCTCCCCAACCGTGATAGGCTTGTCAAATCGAGTTTGCCAATATGTCGGGGGTGAGGTAATGATTCCAGCCTTAACGAGCTCGGCAAGCCCGTCCTCCTGCCATGCCGGGTATTTGCTTCCAGCAATGTTCTCCGCTGGCTCTTTTGGTACCGCTACACCAAAGTGCCCGGCGAAGATATCCGCCTCGGCCTCGGCCAGCTTGGCAAGGTTGGCGTCAAAGGAGAGCCATTTCGCCGCAGTGAGATTGGTATGGAAGCTGTGCTCTGCCAGAAGATAATAGGGAACCCCTGCCGCTCTGGCCCCCCGGAGCACACCGTAGTACTCTCCGCCTGAGTCATTTTTACGAATAGCGGTTCGACCGGCCTGTTTTGTCCCCATGAGTTCGCCGATCTTTTTGCTGAGTTTAAGGGCCAACGCATCCACATTGTTGAGGTTGTCATATGCCCGGTAGACAACAGGATAATCCACGCTTTCGGTGTCACAAGCATTGGAATGGATACTCAGGAAAATGTTGCACCCCTTTGCTGCCAAACCACGATTGTAAACGGCTAGGTCCGTTTCCCGGCTGGTCCTTGTTGTGATAACTTCAAAGCCCTTGGCCTCAAGCTTGTCCTTGAGCAGTAGGTGCAGCTTCCAGTTCATCGCACTTTCGTAATAACTCTTAAGAACGGGGGACTGATTATAGGTGCCGGTGGCGTGGCCGGCGTCGAGGCATACTTTAATTTTACTCATTGTTTTCTCCTTCCTCTTCGGGGGCGTGGAAGATAGGCTCTCCATCCACTTCATTGATTTCCTGCTCCTGATCGGGAGCGGTTGTTTTGTTCTTGTCTTCTAACATGGTTTTATACCTCCTATAGTTTTATGATTGGGAGTACGACTTTTTCGATATACTCCCCAATTGTGTACTGCATACGTCCCTCTGTTTTAATAGCCTCCTCGAACTTCTTGGTCAAAACGGCAATTTTGAGTGCCTTGAGGACGCCGACCTGCTCCGACGTAACGTCCCGCATATCGGGAGAAACCATACACCCGATTGCTTTTTTCAAATAAAAAAAGTCATCTATCCCTTTCATCTGTTCATATTCGGCAACAACTTCCTTCGCGAACTTTTTACGGTTGAGCCTGGGCTTGTCGGGAGGGAGCCGTCCCTCTTGCTGGAGCTCCTTCTTAATCTCTGCCCGGAACGCCTTCTCACGGACAGTCATCTTTTTTGCTTTTTTAGGTTTTCTCGACATGAATTTTTCCCTCCCTTCCAGCCAGCTTTTCGAGGGTTACCACGACCTCGGGTATGCTCAGGCAAATGTAAGGGGTCATTTTGTACATAAGTTCGGGATCGCCATTTTGGAGCAGGATGATCGTTGGCTTTCCGGCCCCGATAGCATAACCGGCTTCCAAATGGGCGGACTTTCCGCAGGGCAAGACAAGTACGCAAGCCTCAGAGTCTGCTAGTGCTGCCATGTCATAGCCAAACCCTTGCTTGGCTATGGGGTGGGACAGGGCATCCCTAAAAGTTTCCGGCCTCCATGTCGTCCAACCCGTGTCAATTTCTCCCCATTTAAAGCCAGTGTTACCGGGAGCAGGATTTTTAAAGTCGTATACCTCATGCCCGGCCTTTCTTAATGCCTCCACAACAAAAGGCTGTATGTCATTCCTCCAGGATGATGCAACGTAAATTCTCAAACAGTATCAGCCCCTTTCTGCTGCTGCCGTGCCACCATGCCCTTGAGGGCCTCAATAATTTTATGGCACTGTGCGATAGTAAGCCATTCAATGCGTTCGACCCCGCATACCCGTTTCGCGAAGCCATTGATGCGTTTGTTGTCATTGTTCCACCCGAGTACATTACAAAGCGCGTAAATCTTGTGCCGTAGCTGCACGGTGCGAGGATCGCCGCCTTCATCGGTCCGCTTGTTGCGAGTAGTCTTTTGGACGCCATCCTTCAAATTCTGGAGGATGCGGGCAAGCTTGCTGATCTCTCCCTGGGTAAGCTTTTTCATGCTGTCCTTGCCGGTCTCCCTGTTCACGAGCTCATGGAGGTTCTCATCCGAGAGCATCAGTTCCGGGGACTTGGCGATCGCCCAGAGGGTACGGATGGAGGCGGGTTTATGCCCGCCTCTTCTTACGGTCGTTTTCATGCCGTTCCTCCCTTCTAATCACCGGACGCCTTGATGCGTTCGAGCTTCTCAACATAGATGTCGTACCCGAAGGCGTCTTTCTGCTTCCAGGAGGCCCCGACCGCATTCACCGTGTCCTCGCCGTATTTTTTAAGGTTCTCCTTGCTGATGTCCTCCTTGACGACAATACAGTCGTTCATGCCCCTGGCTTTGAGTTTGCGGATAATATCCTCAATCTTCTCCTTGGCCTTCGGGAGAGATATTGACGTAGAAAGCCTGTAGCCTACTTCGCCGAAATTAAGGGTCCTTGTTTTGGCCTTGCCGAGCTCGTCGCGATGGTCTTCTACAAACTCCTTGAGGTCACGCTCAAGCTTGGAGATGCGATCTGCATGGGGCTTACTGTCCTGCTCGGCGATCTTCTTGACGCCGATGATCTGACGCTGCATGTCGTTCTCGATGTCCTGGAGGGCGATCTGCTCCTCGGCAATCTCCCGGAGGGCCCTGTCGGCGTCCTCCCATGACTTGAGGGCAGGGGCCTCTATAATGCGTTTTCGTGCCATACTTGTATCATTCCTTTCCTATTTATATAGTGGTTGCTGTAATTCTGCTGTCATGGACTTCAAAGGAAATCCCGAGCCGTTCATGCAGCATGTTTAAAAACTTTACCGGGTAGTCTTCCAATTCCATGCCTTCGCAGACGGGAAGACAGTTTTCGGCAATCGCCGCGAGGATATTTTCCCGGACGACCGCTTTGTCATCGAGCCCCTGTTCGAGACAGGTAAGGCCGATTGATACGGCGTCCTCAATCTTTAGTACTGCTGTGCGTCGCATTGTTCATCCTCCTTTTTGATCTCATCCAATTCCGTGAACCTAACCTGTGAATAAGACCCTCTTTTTGGGGTGCGTCGGAAATATACAAAACCACCTTCAAAAACAAACTCAATCTCGCAATTCTTTAACCGTCTCCCATTTATGCGCTTGAGCTCGACTATTTCGCCTTCCCAAAAATCCACTTGCCTTCCATCCGCATAACGAATAGTAAATCCTTTCACTTCTTCCATCACTGTATCCCCCTAAAGCATCATCATACTGGATGCTTGCTCGATTACCTTTAGGGTGATCGTGTCTCCGCCGGTCTCGGCGAGGATGCGCTTCACATTTGACAGGGTGCGGTCGAGCAATCGGAAGCATCCGGTTTGCATGTTACACGCGCGGGCCTTGAGCTCGGCCAGTGCCTCCGGCTCAACTTCATAATCTTCGAGATATCCATCAACTTCGGAGGCCGTCAAACCGCGGAGGGAAGCATAGAAGTCAACCCGGTTTGCCATACGTGCAAGATAGCTTTTGATCTGCGCTTCAAGCTTTGGTTCGCCAGCTATGACGATACCGACATCCGACTGATCGAAAATTGCCCGGAGAATCTCCATTTTTTTCTGTGTGTACTTGGAAACGAGCTTGTCCGCCTCGTCGATGATAATGAGATAGCCCTTATTCGTGTTGCAATAGTCACGGATACCGTTCACGCGCTTCCAGATAGTGCCGTAGCCGGATGGGATGCCAATAGATTTCTCGATCGCTTCAACGAGGTCCCGGCTGCTCATGGTGTCGTCACATTCTATGTATGCAACCCTGGAGAGCTTGGCGTATTCCTTTAGGGTGTGAGTCTTGCCATACCCGGAGCGGCCGACAACTATGCCGAGGCCAATATACTCCTGGCATGATTGGCATACCCCAAGGATAGCTTTTGCGTCCCGGCTCTCGAAAAAGCGTGGGCGCTTTACCGGCTTGGATGCTGCGGAAATGGTGGCCTTTTCGCCCGTGTGTCTGGCAAGGTACTCCGTGAGACGGGCTTCGATGTCCGTAGTGTCGCTGTCGTACTTGCCGCTCAGATAGCGGGAAACGGTGGTGCGAGAGTAGTTGATCTCCCGGGCAAGAAGAGCAATACTCTTGCCCGTCGCAATGAGGTGGGTGTTGATCTTCATGGCGATATTCATGCTGCCCGTGTAGGTGGCGGCTTTTGCCGCTGTTGCTGTGACTTCCATCATAATATGACCTCCTTATTCATTCATGGCTCTCAGTCTGGAGAGCGCATCATTTGCCTTTTTGCCGAGGAACTCGTCCCCAGCGCCTGTCCTCTTTTTCGCCTGTTTTCCGGTTGCGGTCATCTCTGCCCGGAACTCCTTATCATTGGGCATCGAAATAACCTTGTTTTGCCGGCTGGCCTTAATAGTAAGATCGATCTTGCCGAACGCCTCGGAAGCCCGGCCCTGTTCAAGCCGTTCCTCGTATGGGCGGGTCATGCTGTCCAGTATCTCCTTGATCTCGCGCTCGTTACGCTTCTTGTCGCGCATGAGCTTCTCAATCGCGGCCTGGGAGCATCGTGGCCCGAATTGCAGAAGCTCGGCAGAAACGGCCTCGCATATTTTTCGCCCCTGCTCGTCGTAGACGTAAAGCTTCGTGACGTCATCGATATCCCACTTTATGCCGACTGTTCGGCCCTCGTATTTGCATAGCTCATAGTCGGTGTAGAGGGTGCCAAACTTGATAATACCCTGAGTTCTCACGAGAGCGTTGTCCGTTTTCATTAGGAGCATTGCCGCGTATTCTCTGGGTGGCGCGGCCTTCATGTAACGGGGGCCGTTCTCGTACATTTCAATCGGTGTGGTCCATTTCTCGCCTGCATCCTTTAGGCCCCGATGCTCCCGGACGTGGTACTTGTTGTTCTTCCAGTCTGTCCAGGCTTCGAAGAACTCCTCCATCGTGAGGAGTTCCCCGCGCTCTAGCATCCGATCGACATCCTTATGTCGTTTGGCATAGGTCTTGGAGCCTGTGAGGGTGCCTGTGTAGGATTCGAACCACCGAGAGAACCTATCACATACCGTCTTGAAGAACCGCTCGATCGGCTTGTCCCATGGCTGATATGGGAGCGACCGCCCGACCTCCTGGATACCGATTGACTGATAGAAGCCGACCGTCTCGGCGTCGAACTGGAACTCGATCTTGCGCTCTTTGCGGTTTTGGCCGGTCATGCCCCGAGAGGTGTAATCCTTTCCGTTATCGACATGGAGTATCTTCGGGACTCCACCCGGATTACTGTAAATCATTTTAGCGAGGCTTTCCTTTAGGGTCTGACTGTTGGCGTCAATGCAGGCCACGTCTCCGATAATCGTGCGGCTTCTCATGTCCATCCAGGCGACAAGCTTTGGGCGAACAGCCTTTATTTTACCGTTGGACTGAGTGATCTGGACCCAAAAATCGAAGGTGTGCTCGTCGCCAACGACGTATTCCATTACCTCAAGTGTGGTTGCGTCACGTTTGGCTTTAAGCTGCTTCTTGTTCTTCCATTCCCGCAGTCCGTTGGCTGCTAAAAAACGGGCGCTCTCGACTCCTGGCTTGTCCATCAGGTACTTGATATACCGCGCGACTGTCTTTATGGAGGGATATTCATCCCAGGCCCGGTCCTCGGCAATCTCCTCGAACTTCTCATAAAGCATCTCGATCGTGCCGAGGTTCGCGGCGAAATGTCTGTCGAACCATATGTTTTCAATAACGGCCTTCTGCTCGTTGCTGAGGCTTGGAAAACTTCCTACTTCTTTCGGCTTCCGGCAGAGGGACAACGGCCGGAAGTAGTCTCGGGTTTTGCCGTCCTCTTTTTCAAGCCGGAGAGCCCAGGCTGACGCCTCAAGGATACCCTCGACATATCTGTACAGGGTGGGGGTGCTTACCCCAAGGCCAAGGGCAAAACGGTCGGCGTAGCCTGTCCGGTCGGGTCCGTCATAGTCGATAAACCCCTGCACCCGCTTTGCGAGCTCGATCGCTTCATAATACTGCTTCTTATGCGTCTCGACATAGTGGCTGAGGTCGAGCTCCACATACCACGGCGTTTCCGCTGCTCTCTGTTCTATGATGACATCCCTCCCATCTACTTTCTGAGTGGCCTTGTACGCCTTTCTTGCCTTTGAGGATAGAGAGGCGACAGAGACCATAACCTGCTCCTTACCCCCACCTTCGCGGTGCTGTGTTATTATTTTGAATGATGATGGACTGCGTTGAATCCGTCTGTACAAGGTAAAATATGCAACGCCCTCAAGTTCTGCCGCCTCTTCAAGTGTGATATAGACCTCCGGCACTTCTGTCCCTCCCTTCATGCTGCTATAAGCTTCTCGACCTTTTTCGGATCGAGTTCGAGAGCCACGACGATCGCCGGGAGGTACTTCTCGCCCGACCGGGTACCGTATAGGATATAGCTCAGATATTGCGGCGATGTTCCGATCGCTTCGGCAAGCTGCGTTTTGCTCATGTCTTTGTCTGTAAGGGTTTTCGTGACATACTTCCCGAATGGGGTAAGCCTGTTATTCCTGCCTTTCATCGCGCTCCTCCTTTCTGCGATGGTAGTCTTAGATTTACTTCCGAGCTGTTATGGAAGAGTCTCGACATTCCCGTCCTCCAGGAAAATCATGTGGCCGATTACCCGCTCCGAAGGTTTCTTCTCGGTTATGCTGCACCATATTTTCCCATAATGTTCGATAATATAATGTTGGAGAATATCTTTACTCGGGGCTTCCGCATGGATGCAATGGCCGGAGAGCTCACGGCAAAGGGTGACGTAGAACTGCTTCATTCTGGTCCTCTCCTCTTCTATACTTCTTAATTGCATAGTTCATGGTATACATGGTCTCAAGCTCAAAATACAGTTTTCGAAGGTTGGACTCGACGACCTCGCGAGGCCATCCATCAAGGCGCTTGGCCTGTTCATCGAGTTCACGGCACATGCAGAAATTGTTGAGATAGATGCGGCAATCATTTTCCGGGCACCCCTTCAAAAGAGAGACCCCAAGGGCATAAACCTCCCGGGCCGTACTACTGTCCCGTTGCAAAGGCGGGAGGTTTATGAATCCGATTGGTTTGGTGTCGGATTCCACCCTAGTAAAATGTCCCGGTACTACGAAGCATTTGTCAGAGTCATAAAGACCCAGCTCGCGAAGGGCAACCATGAATCCGTATAATTCGTGCCGTGCTGTCTCCGGGTTTACACTGGGATAATGGGTACTCTTAATCTGATAACGGAGTTCCTGATCAAAGTCGTCTATCATGTCCTTTGCGCTGATGTGCGGAACGAAGGCTCCTACTGCTGGCATTTTGCCTTCAATGCGGTTGGCCCTGTAGTGGAGCGCGTCCGCTGCCGTATTTTCCAGGAGTTCCTCATGCGGTCTTTCCTCTTGATCCTTAAAGGTTTCGGCAAAGCGAGTCTTGCATTCGCCGAGTGCGCTCTCATAATCGGCCTTGCTGATACGACGGCGAACGAGACCGCCCTCACGACCGGCTTTACTGGTTAAACTGATCGAGGGCTCAAGGTAATAGTATCGGCCACTAAGCTCGTCATACTCATACGGTGTGTAGTTCAACATGAAGTCGCCGTCGCTGATGTAATAATGTTCCGTGTGCCCAAACCCGTTTGTCTTGATTTTCAT